TTTGGATGATGAACATAAGAACCAAAGTGCTGCATGGAAGCTCTTAATGGACAGGCTGTTGCCTTTGAGCCATTTCGAGAAAGACAAAGAAAACGGTGGTAGACCTTCTGTATCAATCACCATTACAGGGGTTGGTGGGGAGACTACCATTGTTGGGGAAACAGAAACAGCGGATGATGTAACTTATAGGGATGTTGAATAATGGCTGATGGAATGTTTTCAGAAAACCTAAAAGGCTACAGAGCAAACCCAAAAAATCTATATGGTGCTAAAGACCGTATGGAAACTCTGCCTACTAAACTGAATAAAGCAGAGATGTACACTATTCTTAGTGGGTTGTCTACTGCTGAAAAGGCTGGTATGCCTAAACTTTCCGATAAACAACTAGCAAACATGTTTCTAAATGAAGGTAGATCAGACGCTGGTTTTAACAATTTTAATTTTAATAACAAACAAGCAAAAGCCTTATACGATAAATTAATTGAAGAAGGGCAACCAGCGTTATCAGCTGGGTTTGCTGCTGCTGTCTTGGATAAGACACAAGAAGCTAAACGATTAAATAAAGATTTTAATGAGTTGTGGAACGGCGTTGGAACTTCGAACCAAAATAGGACAGGGGCACAAAATGCACAAAGGATGCAAGAAGGTCAATATGCTCCAGATGCTCCAAAAAATGAACAGTTCATGGGATGGCTAAAAGGTGCTCGTTATGGGACACTTCCAAAAGAAGAACAGCTCTTGTCTTCTATTCCTATGTTGGAAAAGAATCAAAAGCTTTTTGGAGGTTTAGGTTCTTATGGTACTAAGAATTATTTGGTAAATACGTTATCAAAGACAAGCCCAGAATCAGCTGCTTATGTTGATAAGATGTCTCCCAGTGCTGTTTACAATTTGGTAATGAATGATTACTTACGTAAAAACAAAATTGAAGAACGTCAGCCAGATTATTATTTACATGGAAACGGTAACAAACAACAGAAGTTTGATCAGTTAACAGCTGACCAGCTTTATTTTGGTAGGCCCGATATGAGAGAAGCTGTTGGATCTTTAACAGGTCTTCCTCTTGGTTCTACTGTGGAGCGTGTAAGAGATGTGTATGAAGCTCCTCAAGTTCCTTGGTATCAAAATGCTTTACAAAAGCTTGGTTTCTAATGTCTGATTTAAAGATTGAACTGCTCCCTTGGCAACAGAAGGTATGGAATGACCCTGTACGCTTTAAGGTGGTGGCTGCTGGACGAAGAACAGGCAAGAGCCGCTTAGCTGCCTACTTGTTGATATTCAACGCTCTGCAAGCTAATAAGGGACACGTCTTCTATGTTGCTCCAACACAGGGACAGGCCCGAGACATTATGTGGCAAACCCTGCTAGAGGTGGGTCATAGTGTGATTAATGGTAGTCACATCAACAACCTACAGATTAAGCTTGTTAACGGGGCTACAATCAGTCTTAAAGGGGCTGATAGACCAGAGACTATGCGTGGTGTCTCCTTGAAGTATTTGGTGATGGATGAGTATGCAGACATGAAGCCAGAGGTGTGGGAACAAATCTTACGTCCTGCTCTGGCTGACCAAAAGGGATGTGCCTTGTTTATCGGAACTCCAATGGGTCGTAATCATTTTTATGACCTCTACCAACAGGCCTGTAAGGGAGAAGATGAGACGTTCAAGGGATGGCACTTCACCTCCTATGACAACCCCATCCTTGACCCCAATGAGATTGAAGCAGCAAAGAAGAGCATGTCCTCCTTTGCCTTTAGACAAGAATTTATGGCCTCCTTTGAAGCTCAAGGGGGCAATCTGTTCAAAGACGAATGGATTAAGTTTGATGAGGAAGAGCCTAAGCATGGGGACTATTATATTGCCTGTGACTTGGCTGGCTTTGCAGACGAGAGCAAGGGAAGCAAAAGCAAGAGGCTTGATGACAGCTCCTTTGCCATTGTTAAAACAAACGAAGACGGCTGGTGGGTGAAGGACATCATCTACGGACGCTGGACAGTGGAAGAGACAGCCCGTAAGCTGTTCCAAGCTGTCAAGAAATATGAACCAATGGCTGTAGGTATTGAGCGTGGTATTGCTAAGCAAGCCGTTATGCCCTACCTGACAGACATCATGCGTAAGAACCAAACCTTCTTTAGAGTGGAAGAGCTTACACACGGCAACAAGAAAAAGAGTGATCGTATTGTCTGGGCCTTACAGGGGCGCTTTGAGCATGGGCAGATTAAGCTGAACAAGGGAGAATGGAATGCCACCTTCTTAGATCAGTTGTTTCAATTCCCCAACCCTATGGTGCATGATGACTTGATTGACTCCCTTTCATACATCGAACAACTCTCCAAACAGGCCTATGTGTCTGATTGGGAAGAAACAGAAGAATATCAACCAATTGATAGCTGGTCTGGCTACTAAAGGAAATCTATGAGCTTTGAAGAAAACAAACAAGAACATTCCAAACTCGCTAGTTGGGTTGTTTCTAAGGCTGACAAATGGCGTGACCATTATACCAGCAACTATGCTGAGAAGCATGAGGAATATTATCGCCTGTGGCGTGGTCAATGGGACTCACAAGACAAGACACGTGACAGTGAGCGCAGTAAGCTCATTGCTCCTGCCTTGCAGCAAGCCGTTGAAAGCAGCGTTGCAGAGGTGGAAGAGGCTACGTTTGGTCGTGGCAAGTGGTTTGATATTAAAGATGACCACAAGGACAAAGAGAACAGTGATGTGGCCTATATGCGTCAATGTTTGGAAGAAGAGTTTAAATTTAACAAAGGCCGTAGACAAATTGCTGAAGCCTTGTTGAACGCTGCTGTGTATGGCACAGGCTGTATTGAGCTTGTGTTGGACGAGGTGACAGAGCTTGTCCCTGCTACACAGCCAGTGTTGGACGGTGCTATGCAAGCTGTCGGTGTCATGCAGAAAGAACGTACAGTGGTTAAGTGGAGACCCATTCTACCACAAAACTTCTTGATTGACCCTGCTGCTCCTACCATCGAAGAAGCCTTGGGTGTTGCTATTGATGAGTTTGTGCCTAAACATCAAGTTGAACAAAACATTGAGAAGGGCATCTACTTTGATGTGGACATCGAAGAGGCAGCTGTTGATTCTGATTTAGAGCCTGATCAAGACCTGACAATGTATACAGATGACAAGGTAAGGCTCACTAAGTATTACGGGCTTGTACCCACTGACTTGTTTAAAGAAGCCACAATGGGCGAGGACTATGAAGAGCCAGCCGATGATGAGGAAGAAGACAAGAACGAGCCTGAGTATACAGAAGCCATTGTAATCATTGCTAACGGTGGTACGTTGTTGAAGGTTGAAGCCAACCCCTACATGATGCAAGACCGTCCTTTGGTTGCTTTTCCTTGGGATGTGGTTCCCGGACGCTTCTGGGGCCGTGGTATTTGTGAGAAAGGCTACAACAGCCAGAAAGCCCTTGATGCAGAGCTTCGTGCTCGTATTGATGCTTTGGCTATGACTGTCCATCCAATGATGGCTATGGACGCTACAAGGATGCCTAGAGGCTCTAAGCTGGAAGTAAGGCCCGGCAAGAACCTCCTGACCAATGGTAACCCCAATGAAATTTTGATGCCCTTTAAGTTTGGCAGCATTGATCAAATCACCTTTGTCCAAGCTGACCAGCTACAGAAGATGGTGCAGATGGCTACAGGTGCTATTGATTCTGGTGGCATGTCTGGTGCTATCAATGGCGAAGCTGCTGCTGGTGCTGTCAGTATGTCTCTTGGAGCCATCATGAAGCGCCACAAGCGTACATTGATTAACTTCCAAGACTGTTTCCTCATTCCTCTCATTGAGAAGAGTGCCTATCGCTACATGCAATATGACCCAGAGAACTTCCCTGCTCAAGACTTCAAGTTTGTGGCAAGTAGCTCCCTTGGTGTCATTGCCCGTGAGTATGAGGTGACACAGCTGGTCCAATTGTTGCAGACATTAGGCCAAGATAGTCCTATGTATCCAATGTTGGTGGAAGCTGTTGTTGATAACATGTCTCTCTCCAACAGAGAAGAGCTCATTGCACAGCTTAAACAGCTCAATCAACCAAACCCGCAGGCACAAGAAGCTCAACAAGCTCAGATGCAGATGCAATTGGCTACACAGCAGGCTCAAATCCAGCTGTTACAAAGCCAAGCTGCTGAGAGCCAGAGCAGAGCTGGTAAATATCAGATGGAAACTCAGGCAATTCCTGAGAAAGTACAGAATGATCGTATCAGAGCTGTCTCTAGCAACATCCAGCCGGGCAACGAGGATGATAAAGAGTTTGAAAAACGTGCCCGTATTGCTGAACTTGTCTTGAAAGAGCGTGAAATTGTAAGCAAAGAATCAATTGTAGAGAATCAAATGCGTGAAAGCAATAAAAACTCTTCAAGTGATGAAGCTTTGATGCAAGCTTTGGGCAAAGGAAAAGCAAATGCGTGATGAAGTAGCTCGTCTTGCTGCTGCTAAAGCTTTAGAACTTGCTCAATCTGTCACCACTCTTGTTGGTCCCTCTGGAGAGAAGGGCGACAAGGGGGATAAAGGTGATAAAGGAGAC